TGGCTATTCAACAGAAGTGCGCCGTAACTATATTTATTACAGACAAAAAACTTCTTACAGATGACGAGACAGAAGACGAACATGTTATGCAGTTGCAAATACCTAAAAATAGAATCACAGGTTCTGCATTTTTATACGATCCACCCTTGGTTAGATATAATGATGAAAAGAAAATATACGAAGAATATGAAGTCGTGAATGATGACTCATATGACGAGTCTTCCGACTTGAAAGAAATGTTAACAGGAGAAGGATTTTACTGATGCTAGAACTTACTGTAGATTCTATTAAAGATTTTCAAACATGTGAAAGATTATATGATTATCGACATAGAGAGAAGAATCCAGAAAAAATATATTCCAGAGAACTAAATACTCTTAAATTTGAATCAACTATAAAAAATATAATATATTATTTTTGGTTTAAGAAACAAGCAGGTATAACGCCTTCCTACTCCTCTTTACTGAATAGATGGGAAAAGCTTTGGTTTCCAAAAGGATCTGATCATTATGATATTATTACGGAACAACACGAAAGTGTGTATGGTAATTTGTCTAGTCTAACTACAAAAGCAGCTGCTATCTTATTAAAGTTTCATGAAAAATATAGTGATACAGATATTATACCCTTGTCGATAGGTGATGATTACGTAGCGGTAATTGATAGAAAAATAAAAATAGAAGACAAGTTTGATGTTATATATAGAAAAGACAATAAAAACTATGTTATTAAATTTTTATTCAACTATAAGAATAATAATAGAAGTATATATCAAGTAGATTTTTCTGTTATGTATCTCGGATTTAAACTTAAACATCCGACTAAAATTAATAATACCCACTTTGGCTATATTGACTTAATGGCAAATTCTGTAAACTTCATAGAGTATGAAATTACATCCGAAGATTTAGATGCTTTAGAGTACTGGTGTGATACAATAGTGAGCAAAGATATTTTTGTTCCTAGAAGAGGGCTTACATCTTACTGTAAGAGATGCCCGTTTGATGAACCGTGTGCAAAATGGATTGGATGGAAATGAGTAAGAAATCTATACTAGATGATATTCTGGAAGAAGATAAGGGTGAATTGGTAGGAGAAGAAAATGAAATCCTTATTCATTTATTGCCAGAGATTAACCTAATTAGTGATGAATCAATAAAATCATTCGTTAGATCAATTTTATTGAAGGCCGGTATTTTTTGGGAAATACCGTCTAGTTTTTCTGGAAAATATCATCCAGCAGACGAGCACGGTCTGGGCGGTAACGTACTACATACAAAAAGAGTTGCTCGTGTAGCTTCAATCATCTCAGACTCATATTCTTTGACGGACGAGGAAAGAGACACTATTCTGGCAGCCTGCCTATTACATGATGTGACTAAAGGCATTCCATCTGAAAAAGAGGGATCATTTCAATATGATCCGATGCACCCCTACACTGTAAATAAGTTTGTGGCAGATTGTATAAAGTATGATAAAGAGTTTGCAAACGATAGTCATTCATCAACTCTGTATATACAGGAGGATACTATTCACTCTATTCTGAGATTAATTCGTTGCCACCTAGGTCCATGGTCCCCAGTTCCAGAGACTTATCCAATAACTTATATGGACTATATAGTTCATATAGCAGACAATATAGCCAGTAAATTACATACTATCATTGATGATAGCGAGCTTATTAATGACAAGTATACCAAGTATTAATAAGTTAGAAGATCGTATTTCTAAAAGAATATATATACTTTCTAACTTAGAGAACATCATAGAAGAGTCATCCTACTATAGGAGTTACTCTGAGTTTTTTAAGGGTGAAAAAATAAGTTTGGGTAATATAAATAATTCAGAAATAAAATGTAAAATATTATGAAGATCTCAGATAGTAATAAGTATCTATCATCATGGAATTATCTTGAGCTGGCCAAATATGTTCCATCTCTAGATAGGGTTATAAGATTAAAGGATAGTGATAAGCCAGTATTAGTTACCTTATCTGATATAGAAAAATTTAGGAAAGACAACAATAATACAGGATTGTACACCTCCATATGGTCTTATAATTCTACCAATCTTGATAAAGCGGTTAGATTGGGCTCTCTATACTTTGATATAGACAATGCTGATGCAAAAGTTGCTATAAAAGATTGCATGATTTTATATGAATATCTAGTTTCATACATACCCACAGCCGCTGTATTAGTTTACTTTACCGGCAAGAAGGGCTTTCACATCGAATGTGAGCCTGTTACGCTAGGAATTAATCCATCTAATAATCTACCTAATATATATAGATTTATAGCAGAGACTATAAAGAGTAAAAAGAAGTTAGAATCATTGGATTTTAGCGTCTACGACCTGAGAAGAATGTGGAGACTAGAAGGAAGTAAGCATCAAAGTACTGGTTTATATAAAAACCTAGTACCCTACAGCATGCTTGAGCAGGGCATAGAAACAATAATTGACTACTGTTCTGAAAGAAGAGACAATACTGTACAGGACCAGTTATTCAATTCTAAAGCAAATGAGTGGTTCAGAGATCACACTTATAACCTGGAGATAGAAAAAGAAAAATCAAAAGACTTCATTGCCTACTTTACAAAGTATGGTTCTTCTGGATTCAAGGGTGTCGATGAAAAGGAAAAAGAATTCACAAAAGATAGATTACTATCAAGTTGTTTAGCTGTTAAGAAGTTATACGATCAAGCAAAAACTAACAAATTCCTAGAACATGAAGCAAGATTATTTTTATGTTCTTTATTAACTTATGATGACGAAGCAATCAAATTCCTTCATGAAATTTTGAGTCATTGCGACGATTACAATTTCGAGAAGTCAAGTAGTCATATAAATGACTGGATTAAAAGAAGACAACTTGGCATAGGCGGAAGACCATATACATGTGAAAGAGCAAATTCTGTGGGCGTTGGTTGTGGTGAGTGTGTATTGGAGAAAAGAAATAAGTGGATAAAAGTTGGAGATAAGTATCTGGAAACACAAGAGCAATCTCTTCCTTCGCCAATTAGATTCGCATACAAGCCGTTAGAGAAAGGGGGTGACTATGTCTAGTATAGAAAATCCTGATGATGTAATTGGAGTATGTTCTGAATGTAAGTCGGACCAACCAGACAGATATATGATGTCTAATCCGTTCGCACAAGAAGGTAAGCCAGTTCCATGTAAGTACTGTGGTGGTGTAGTAATAATTACATACCGTGAAATAAGAGATGAATCTTTAGATAGATCAGATAACAGTAGGGGTATTTAATGAAGAATTGGACTAATTTACATAACCATACAATTTACTCAATGTTAGATGGACATGGTAATATTGAGCAATATCTGGAGAGAGCTAAGTCTCTAGGTATGGCTGGATTAGCCACAACAGATCACGGAAATATACATTCGTGGTTAGACTTTTATGACGCCGGAAAAGCTATTGGAGTTAAACCAATACTCGGTTCTGAATTCTATCAAGCAAGAAAAAGTAGATTTGATAGAGATGAAGAGGAAAGATCTGGTCCAGCAAAAAATGAATGGGAACAAAGAGGTCCATATCATATAACCATTTTAGCTAAAAATAATACTGGATATAAAAATATAATAAAAATGTCCTCTAGATCTTTCCTAGAGGGTTATTATGTTAAGCCAAGAATAGATCATGATTTAATCTCCGAACATTCTGATGGCATCATTGTTTTATCAGGTTGTCTTAACGGGGAAATATCACAAGCACTATTGCGAGGTGATTTTGATTACGCCTTAAAATCTGCGCAAAAAATGCAGGATATTGTTGGTCGTGAAAATTATTTTATCGAAGTGCAAGATCATGGTTTATCCGAACAAAAAAGAGTATTTAATCAATTAATTGATATAGCTAAAATAATTGGAGCTAAAGTTGTTCCTAGCGGCGATTGCCATTATGTCCATCAGCACGATGCTAGGGCACATGACATTATGTTATGTGTTGCAACAAACGCTACAATAAATACTCCCAATAGATTTTCTTTTAGTGGAGATGAGTTTTATCTTCAGTCTTACGCTGATATGGAGAGAAAGTTTAATCCAGATTGGCTACAGAATACCATGGATGTTTGTGATATGGTAGATATTAATTTGGACTTTGGAAATATATATTTCCCAAATTTCCCAATACCAACACAGGAAACTTCTACTGAATATTTTGAAAGATTAGCCTGGGACGGATTAAGAAAAAGATACGGAAATCCACTACCACAGTCTATAATTGATAGAGCTAACTATGAAATAAGGGTAGTAAAGGAAATGGGATTTCCAGAATACTTCCTAGTAGTTTCTGATTTAGTTGGATGGGCTAAGAATAGTGGAATTAGAGTTGGATGGGGTAGAGGTTCCGCTGCAGGAAGTATTCTTTCATATGCGTTCGGCATTACTAATTTAGACCCAATCAAGTTCGGACTTATGTTTGAACGATTCCTTGTAGAAGGAAGAAAGTCTATGCCAGACATCGATCTAGACTTTGATGATCGGTATAGAGATCAGGTTATAGATTACGCAAGAGAAAAGTACGGAAATGATAGAGTAGCACACATATGCACATTTAATAAAACTGGTGCAAGACAGTCAATTAGAGATGCTGCTAGAGCTCTTGGCCATGAGTACTCAGTTGGAGACTCAGTTGCAAAACTAGTCCCACCGCCTGTTTTGGGTATTTCAAAAAATATTCAAGAGTGCATGGAGACCGACGACTTCGCTAAGGCATATAGCACCGATACCACTGCTCGCTCAGTTATAGACACCGCTAAGGGCTTAGAGGGCCTTATAAGACAGACTGGTATTCATGCAGCCGGTGTTGTCATTTCGCGTGACCCCTTAACTGAGTATCTACCGATAATGCAAAAGGGTATAGATAATCCCATAGTTACACAATGGGATATGGGTAGGGTTGAACAATGCGGCCTTTTGAAGATCGACTTTCTAGGCCTAAGAAACCTTGGGATAATAGATCAGTGCGTTAGATTAGTTGATAAGCATAGATCTATTAGTATAAATATTGATGATATTCCTCTAGATGATAAAAAAACTTACGATGAACTCTGTAAGGGTAATTGCGCCGGTGTTTTTCAGCTGGAATCAACATCTATGAGAGAAATGATGATCGCTCTTCAGCCGAGAAGCATCGAAGATATCATGGCACTTATATCATTACACAGACCTGGGCCAATGGGATCTGGAATGGATAGAGAGTATATTGATAGAAAACATGGTAGAAGTTCTGTTAAGTATGATCATCCAAAGTTAGAGTCTGTATTGTCTTCTTCTCTTGGAATTATGTTATATCAGGAAGATGTTTTGGGTGTATCTAGAGAGTTAGCAGGCTTTACTTCTGCAGAAGCTGATGACTTAAGAAAAGTTATAGGTAAAAAGCAGATGGAAAAAATTCCGAAGATGCGGTCTGCTTTTGTCGCTGGCTGCATTAAGAATTCAGATATATCTGAAAATTTAGCAAATAAAATATTCTCTGACATAGAGTACTTTGGTGGCTATGGATTCAATAGGGCTCACGCAGCAAGCTATGCAATGATTAGTTATATCACCGCATACCTGAAGTCTAACTATACAGTTGAGTACATGGCATCGCTAATGTCTTCCGTTGTTGGAAATAAAGATAAGCAATCTTTTTATTTAGCAGATTGTAGAAAATTGGGAATAACAGTTCTTCCACCTTCAATTAATTACTCTGGTATAGATTTTGAAGTTCTAGATGACAGTAATATTATATTTGGATTGTCTGCAATAAACGGCATTGGTGCATCTATAGCAGACTCCATTGTTAGCTGTCGACAGTCAGATAGTCCCTACCTAACGCTACATGATTTTTACCGTAGGTGCGATCCAGTTGTATTTAAGAAATCTACGCTAGAGCATTTAGCTAATTCAGGCGCGTTAGATGAGTTAGTTCCAACTTATAATCATGATCTAAATCGTTTAGAAGAATTAAAAATTTTAGAAAAAGAAAAAGATGAGCTTGGAATTTATGTAACTAGTCATCCGGTTATAGGTATATGGGATCTTCTTTCTAAGAAAATTACTTCAGAAATAGTAGACCTATCAAACTTTGCTGCCGGTAGCAATATTAAAGTGGGCGGAATAATTACTGATATAAAAAAGATCACTACCAAAAAAGGTCAACGAATGTATCGTCTTGTACTAGAAGATATATCTTCCGATATACAAATATTAGTATTTCCTAATAGTGCAAAAACTTTGGATGAGAACTACTTCAACAAAGGTGACGTAATGATTGTCTCTGGAACATTGGCTAGAGAGGGTGAAGACGAGAATATTGTTCCTAAAATATTTTATTCATCTTCAGAAAAAATAGATTCACATTTATTTCTTGTTGGTAAATCTTTGATATTTGATGTAGACAAAAATATTTCACCTGCAACCTTGAATAAAATATATGATATAATTAATACATCAAAAGGTGATAGGCCAGTATTTCTTAGATTTAAAAATGGCAAACACAAATATATGTTCAAGTATAAGATAGAAGCAAAATCTAGTGTTGAAAGCACTATTAAAAGCTTAATTGAATTGGAGAGTTAATATGTCAGATAAATATCCTACGGTAAATCCGACTACTAAATGGTGCTGGACATTTTGTTCGTCCTGTAACAGATGTCAAGACAAGGGTAGGTATACGATGTGCAACGGCTGCAGTGGTCGGTATGATCCGGAATTGAATATACCCGTTGATAATGATGACTATTGTGACTGTAGAAATGGTGTCCTTAGATGGAAGACCAAGCAGGGTCGCTTAGTTATTACGCGATTTAAGTCAAATCCATTTAAAGGTGAAGTTAGGTATGAAAAGAAAACCGAAGATGAAAGAGACTGGGATTCATATGTGAAGGACATGCGCGAAAAACTCAATGACCCGAATTGGAATCCAATAACAATATACGAGGAGTAAAAATGTCTGAACAAATAATAGCACTACCCGCAACTGTAGAAAAAGGGAACATAAAACTTACGGAATACAACGATCCAACATATGGGTATGATGATAAGCTTTTTATTCAGTGTACGTGTGTAGGTTTTTATGTAACTAAGAAAGATCTAAGAGACTTATATACAGTGGTGAGTTACTATCTAAATGCAGAAGATTATACCGATATCAAAGTTTCCGTGGGAGGTGAAGAAGTTGCCTTATGAAGATGATTTTATGGAAATAGGAAACACTGGCTGGGTGCCGGTTCGTGAAGGATTTTGGTATAACAAATATACCAAACACACGATGGACGAAATGGGTAGGGAATTTGATGAGAGCGGGAATTTAGTTTACGATCCAACACATGATGATTAGGAGTATTTTTGAGCGATATTTTAATAAAATCAGAAAAAGATTTATCTGATTTTGAAAAGTTAGGTTTAGTAGATTTTTCTTATTCAAGGATAGACACATACTATCAGTGTCCATCTAAATATTTTTATAGTTATATTACTAAAGAGCCGAGGCAATTTAACGCACCAGCTACTCTTGGCAATATAATACACTCTGTATTAGAGAATACCCTATCTAATGATGGTGATATTAGTATTTCCGAACTAAAGCAAGAGTATGAAAAAAATATACCATTGTGGGATCCGGATAATCTAATATCCAATGAACTAATATCATCCGGCTCAACAATGTTAGATGAATTCTATGATCAGAATTCAGATAAAGTATTTAATATATATGAAAAAGAAATGAGCTTCAGTTTCGTTATTGGCTCTTACAGGATAATAGGTTTTATCGATAGAGTCGATATTGTGGGCAATACAGTACATATAACGGATTACAAAACCGGTAAATGGGAGGTAACCCAAAAGGATGTACATAATAATCTACAACTAGGAATATACGCACTAGCTTTGCATAATATATTCCCAGAAAAAGAGATATATGCTGAGCTGTATTACCTCAGGTCTGGTAGAAGGAAGGGTCATCTATTTACACCTGAAGATATTGATAGGGTAAAAGAGAATCTGATTTCCTCAATACTTAGTATTATTGAAGATAAGAACTTTCTACCCACATCTAATCCAAGAACATGCTCTTACTGTGACCACGCAAAGAGTGGAGCTTGTGGTACAGGAGTGTTTAGAAATAGAAATAATTCAAGGTAAAGAAAAAGGGCCGGTTTCCCGGCCCTAATTCTTTTTTTTATTAATGAAACA